GGGTTGGGTCGCAAACGGGAACTAATCTTTTCCGAGGAGTCTTTTGGGCGTGGGATGCAGGTGACCGTAATCAGGACTGGTATGAAGTAAAGAAAAAATCTTTACCTGATTGGCAGTTGCATCAGGAATATCCACGCTCTCCTGAGGAAGCGTTCATCAAGTCAGGTAACCCTGTGTTTGATATGGATGTTGTTAACGCCATGATTGCTAGTGAGCCTGATACGGGACATTTTGTTGCTGACCAAGGGTTTATTGGTGGGGCTGAAGGTCCGTTGCGTATTTGGGAATTCCCTGTGTTGAATGAGATTTATACTATTGGGGCGGATGTCGCGGAAGGGTTATCTTATGGAGATTATAGTTCTGCTCATGTTATTAATGCTAGGACTGGGCTTATTGTAGCCCACTATCATGCCCGTATTGAACCTGATTTGTTTGGCGAAATGCTATCAGAAATTGGTTGGTTTTATAACAGTGCGTTGCTGGGTGTAGAAAATAACAATCATGGTCTAACTACCCTAAAGTCTATTCAGCGGTATGGTTATCAGAACATTTATCGCCAACGCAGGTTGGCTCATGCTCGTCCTGTTCCTACTGAGATTCTTGGTTGGCGTACCACTAGTTCGTCTAAGCCTTTGATGATTGACGAGTTGTCTGCGGCTATCCGTAATGAGGATTTGGATTTGTGTTGCGAGTACACTATTGGTGAGTTGCGAACTTTTGTTCGCAAGGAGAATGGTCGTATGCAGGGTTCTCCTCATGATGACCGTGTTATTTCTTTGGCTATCGCTAATCAGATGCTCAAGTTTGTTTATCTGCCTGAGTATTATGTGGGTGAAACTATCCCTAGGAACTCGTTGGCTTGGTGGGAGCAGTTTCTGCAGAAACCTGAAACTCCTGCCAAACAACCGATTGGTGCATATAATGTTCGGCATGGTGCAGGTATCACACGGTAACGAACGATTATCCTATTGGTATGACTAGTTATCGTTGTGAACAATGTGATAAAGTGGAAGTTGTTGATATGATTCCACGCCGAGGCAAAGTTTGTTTCGGATGCCATATCAAAGGAATCCGCCTAGGGTTCAAGCATGGTCAAGAGGACTTTCATGGTCCAACAATTAAAGAACGACAGGATAAAACGATTGCCGAAGCCCGCGCTAACGGTTTGAATCCTGAGCCTGTTGGGAGTAAGTGGATTTAATATGTGGGCTATTCCTGTTGTTGTTGCCTTGATTGGCGGACCTATAATGTGGTTGCTAACTAGGTTTGACCGTAGGAATACGGAGCAACATGGGGCTAATATGAGTGTTCTAAAGAATATTGAAGTTAAAATAGATAAGATTGATGACCGTCTTGACGGTCATATTGATTGGCACGCACACAACAAGGATGGTATGAAATGACATATAAGGAAGCATTGAAACGGGCTGTGGCTACATTTCTGGCTGGGGCTACCGCCGCACCACTAACTAGCGCGCTAATTGGTATCTCGTTCTTTAAGGCAGCCGCAGTTGCTGGCGTTATTGCTGTATGGAATTTAGTTGCGCGTAGTGCGCAAGCATGGAAGGCTACTGATGGCTCGTCCCTCTAATTATGATTTGCTTGCGCGTTACCGCAAGAAAATCAGTGCATCTAAAAAATGGCGTAAAGAAGAATCGTATGACGAAACTTGGAAGCGTCTAGTTGACTTGTATCGTGGACGACATTACGAACACTTTACAGACGAGGACCGTATCCTAGTAAACATGGCGTTCTCTACTGTGAATGTTATTGCTCCTAGTATTTCTGTTAACTACCCTAAGATTACTGTTAGTGCTATTAATCCTGAAAACGCTGATAACGCTATTATTTCTGAGGCTGTTGTTAACTACTGGTGGAAACATCGGGATATCCGTAACCAGTTTCGTCGTGGCGTTAAAGACTTACTGATTGTCGGTCATGCTTGGATGAAAGTTGGCTACAAGTATGTAGAGGAAGAACGCATTGGTGACGACGAAGATGTCCATGACCCTGATGTTCCTGAGAACTATACGCAAACAACTTATAATGTTTTAGAGGACGCTCCATTTGTGGAGCGTGTATCACCTTTTGATGTTTTTGTTGACCCTGATGGTACGAGCATGGATGACATTAAGTGGATTGCTCATCGTGTGCGCCGCCCTATTCGTGATGTACGCACGGACAAACGATACAATCGTTCTGCTCGTGAAGATATTTCTGCTATTTCTTATTCACGCTATAGCACAGATGAACCTGCTCACCGTCAAGTCCATGACCGCGATGAAGGTTATGCTGATATCTTTGAGTTCTATGACTTGCGCAACAACACTGTTAGTGTGTTTGCTGAAAGTGCTGACACATTCATAATCAAGCCACAGAAAATGCCGTATGCTTTCGGTCATCCTTTTGTAATGTTGCGCAACTATGATGTGCCTGACCAGTTCTACCCTATTGGTGACCTTGAGGCTATTGAACCTTTGCAACGAGAACTTAATAGTACACGCTCACAGATATGAATCATCGTAAGCGTTATGCTCGTAAGTATTTGTATCGTGAAACATCTCTTGATGCTAATGGTCGTTCTGCTATGGAATCAGATGAAGATAATGTTATGATTCCTGTTATTGGTGACGCACCATTAGGTGATGTAGTAGCACCTTTCCCTGCGCTAATTAACCCACCTGAATTCTACAACCAGTCAGCAATGATTGAACAAGATATCAACTCTATTAGTGGTGTTGCAGAGTTCATGCGTGGTAGTGTGTCGGAAATCCGACGCACCGCAACAGAAGTAGGATTGCTACAAGATGCTGCAAATGCGCGGACAGCGGACAAGTTGGCTACCATTGAATACGGTATTGCACAAATTGGTCGTCGTCTACTAGGGCTATCCCAGCAGTTCTTGACTGGTACTCAGGTCGCTAGAATTACTGGCAAAGATGGTCAACCAGTTTGGATTAAGTATGACCGCGAATATATTGCTGGCGACTTTGACTTTGAAGTTGTTGGTGGTTCAACCATGCCTAACAATGAGTCTGCCCGTCGCGCTCAAGCCAATGAGATGGTTCAAACCTTAGCCCCGTTTGCTGGTGCAGGAATCATAGATATGGCTAAGTTGGCAGCCTATGTTCTACAGACAGGATTTGGTATTAAGAACCCTGAGTCCTTCTTGTCCGCGCCTAAACCACAAGAACAACCTGAACTTGCTGGTCCTCCGCCTCAAGAAGTTTCTGCAGAAACATTGCCGATGGAAGGTATGCCACCTATGGATGGCGCACCGACTGACCAGTTGCCTCCTGAATTGTTGGCTATGTTGGCTGGCGGTGGCGTACCTCCTATGGATGGTATGCCACCGATGATGCCACCTATGGGCGTGTAACGAACGCTTGTTCTATAAGTAGAGCAACCATAATCGGACTCTAGTATAGGGAGAAATACCTTGGAAAACATAGATACCGCAGTAACCGCCCCCGAATCGGGACAAGTGGGAGCAACGGAAGTTGGGCAAGCAACCGAGACTAGTACGCCTAGTTATGATTATGTCAATGTAGAAGATTTTGGCGACAAGTATGTCAAAGTTAAAGTTGATGGGTCAGAACTTGATGTGCCAATCAAGGAAGCACTTAGCGGATACCAGCGTCAAGCGGATTATACTCGCAAGACACAGGAATTGGCTACCCAGCGAGAAAGCCTACAGTTTGCACAAACAATCGCACAGGCATTAGAGCAAGACCCAACAGGTACTATTGAACTTTTGGGTCGGCACTACGGAACGGGTGTTCAGTCCGTCAACCAACAGCCTAGTGTTCCTGAATTTGCAGACCCTTTGGAACAGCAAGTGTGGGAGATGAATCAGAAGATTCAATCTTTTGAACAATCTCAAGCACAGGCTCAACTGGAGAAAGAAATCAATAGGTTAAGTACGCAATACCAAGATTTTAATGCACCCGAAGTAATCAATGTGGCTTTACGAATGGGTACTGACAACTTAGAGGCGGTCTATAAACAAATGTCTTATGACCGTCTACTACAAGAAGTCAATACTTACCGTCAGGCTAATAACATTTCGGTTACTAAGGAGCAAGAAATCATAGATGCTAAGCGTAACGCGGCTTTTGTCGCTGGTGGAGCGTCTGCTAATGGTGGGGCTACTGAACCTGTTGGAAAAATATCATCTGTTCAAGACGCTTGGCTGGCGGCTAAACGACAGATGGGAATGTAACCAAACAAACTCACTCTACTAGGAGACTATTATGTCAAACCCAAACTTTGATGCGCTGTTATCAACAACGCTCGCTAAATACCGTGACCAACTCACAGACAATGTGTTCACGGCACGCCCATTAACCTACTTCTTGACCGACAAGGGTCGCATCCGTATGATTGACGGTGGAACGAAGATTGTTGAACCATTGATTTATGGTACCAACAGCACCGTTGCCTCGTACTCAGGTTACGACACCATTGGCTTGACTGCACAAACTGGTATCACTGCCGCAGAGTTTGACTGGAAGCAGTACGCTGCATCTATCGCAATCTCAGGTATTGAAGAAGCAAAGAACAACGGCGATGCCGCTGTTTTGAACCTTCTTGAAGCCAAGGTTATGCAGGCTGAAGAGTCATTGCGTGAAGGTTTCAACACCATGTTCTTCGGTGACGGAACTGGCAACAGTGGCAAGGACTGGAATGGTCTCGGTAACCTCGTTGAGGCTAGCGGAACTGTTGGTGGAATCAACCGTGCCACAGGTGGCAACGAGTACTGGCGTTCATACGAGGAAAACACCGCTGGTGCTTTGACTCTCGCACAGATGAATACCGCTTACAACAGCGTGTCTGTTGGTAACGACCATCCCGACATGGTTCTCACCACGCAGACTTTGTACGAAAAGTACGAATCGTTGTTGCAACCACAACTCCGTTACACCGACACCAAGACCGCAGATGCAGGCTTCCAGAACTTGTTGTTCAAAGCGGCTCCTGTGACTTTTGATACGGGTTGTACGGCTGGCGTTATGTACTTCTTGAATAGCAAGTACCTGACCTTGGTTGGTCACTCAGGTAAGTGGTTCTCACAGACCGAGTTCGTGCGTCCCGAAAACCTTGATGCCAAGTATGCACTCATCATGTGCTACGGTAACCTCACGGTTCGTAACGCCAAGAAGCAAGGTAAACTTACTGCTAAGACTGCAGCCTGAGTTATCCTTTAGTGGTCACTGCCGAGGGGATGAAGCCCCTCGGTACACCTCTGCTAGTAAGTGCTAGTTAGAAACAAATCCTATAGGAGAACAATATGCCGAAGATGCCCCCCAAGCCCAAGCCTTCACCCACAAAGAAGTCTACTACTCGTCGTACTGGTCCTTCTGCTGATGCAATGGCTAGTAAGGCTTCTGCAAAGAAGAAATCAGTTGCAAAAAGTGCTAGCGATGCTGCTACTCGTCGTTTCAAAGTCACCGACCGAGGTGGTAGTTTTGCCGAGGTTCAAGATAGGGTTTCAGGTGTTTACAAGGGCGTGAGTACTAACCCCAAGAAACTTTCTCAGTCAAAAGCGCAATCGGAGACAGGCTATACTAGAAGTCGTGCTACTAATGCTTCTTTGCGAGGACGAAAAAGTTATAACAAGGCTCAGGGCGATTTGAAGCAATTTTTTGGCAAGTAGGTAACGAACGATTTACTCATAGTATGAGCAAATCGCAATCCGTTCCAGCACATTCACTATATGGTGTGCCACAAAACAATCAACGACTTAGTGCCATCAGTGGGGCGCGGATTGCTTCGGCATCTGCGCCCTATGTGGG